TAATCACTAATGCTGATTATATGTATATTACATATCACTATCTATGTCTTCATCAAGCATAATAAATTCCATTACAACTTGACTTCCCTTTGCTCCCACTGGTATAGCCACCGCATCAAATCTGCCCACCTGAGGCGAAGCATTCTAACCAAGCACCATAGATAAATCAGACATTAGTTTGAGTTTAGGTATATTGATAATACCTGTCTTTACTTGTCCAGTTACATCGTCCTTTATTCTTGTCTTCGCTGTAAAAGACAAGTACCCATCAGTGAGTGCGCGGCCTACTGCGAGAGTAGTGTGAGATTTGGTATAATTGTATTCATAGTCCACAATAACATCTAAATAAGGAGTATCTATTTTCAATAAACTCATATCACTACACTATTTAGCTTTGAGTTTTTCTCCTGTATCATTATCATAAACAAAATACTAAATTGGTTCGTGTTGAAGCTTAATATATCCTTCTTCATTACTTTCCAATATTTCTCTTTTTTGAACCTACAAAGGTTCAGTATCAGAAGAAGATAAAAGTTTAGCATTTGACATTAAGGCCATTTGTGCTTTTGAGAAAACACCTTGACTAAAACTTAACTTCATTTCTTTAGTATCGGTCCAAAAAACTCTGGCGCGATTACTAAAACCACCATTAGAGGAAACATGTGATTTTATCTCATTAAATTGAGCTAAAGAAATATTGTCAAATATTGCTACAACCTCACCTTTTTCAATTTTTCGCCCACTTACTTCTATAGGATAAGTGGTTTTTAGTGTGACATCGTATAGTTCTTTGAAACCGATTTTGTTGTCCATATTTTACCTCATTAACGAAAAGGCGGATAGCACCGCCACCCGCCTTTTGTTTTGTTAATTAAATTAGATAGTGTATTGAACAAGCTTCATCATAACACCGTCTTTTGGACGAAGAACCTTAAGATTCATTGAGAATACTGTTGGGTCGCCTTCAGCTTCAAGAGTGATTGTATTAGACTCAGCAAGTACTTTTGCCTTAGGAATGATGAATTGGAAGAATTCGTCCTTACCTGTTGCCTCACTACGAGCATATGTGTCGCCTGTAATGTAGTATGTACCAGGGAAACCATTAGCAGAAACGTCAATCTTAAATCTTTCTGTAGGTGTGATATTACCACAAGCATAACGAGTGTTTTCTGGGATCTTTGTGTCTGAGCCGCCGCTGATAACTTTTCCGTCAACATCGTAATATGCTAGACCTGAAAGAGTAATGTCTACTCCATTGATTGTAGCAAATACTTTGTCAGTACCTTGCTTTAAATTTTCTCTCCAAACTGTCTTTTTGATAGTTTGAGGTTCTGCATCGTCTCCTGAGAAGTTTGGATTACCGTTTGCGTCAACGTCACCAAACATAAGAGCAAGTGATTTTACAGAATAAAGAGCATCTTCAAGAGTTACGCTAATTTCTTTACCGTAATCCCAAGAAATAAGTGCTGCATTACCCTTACCGCCACGAGCTTCTGAGCTTTCAGCTGTTTGTTCAATTGTTGAAACCTTAAGAGTATCAAGATAAAGAACTGGTGCACCTGCTATAGCATTACCGTTAGCATCCTCTTCGATCTGGTAGAAAGTTACGTCAGCAACTTCTTTAATACCATAACGTGATAAAATGTTTGCCATAATTAAATGACCTCCTAATTATTTTTTAGTCATAATTTCTAATCCAGTATTTTGGTTTTATTTTTTTTGAGTCCGCGCCCGCCAATAAAGATTTAACATCAAGATCATATTTTTCTTTCTCTTGACAAACCTTCATAATTACTGGAATGCTTGCGTAACTCATCTCTCCAATATTAAGTGGTGTAATACCAATTCCCATACAACAAATTGCGACTAAAATTATATCAAAAGATATACCACCACTAACTCCCTTACGAGCTTTAAGAATGTCTCTTTCTCTCGCTTTCTGTTTTATTCTTTTAATACGAGGGTCTTCATTGGGGTCATCCACTTCTGGTTTTTTTACTGGAGGGTCTCCGCATGCTTCTCTAATTTTATTTTGAAAATCAAAAAAATTATCTTCATTTAATATTTTGACTTCATCAAAATTAAATTTAAGCTATTTATTCTCCATATCAATATCTGGTGATATTCCTATGAAAAAAAGAAAGGATTCCAAGACAATCTGTTTATACATAGTATTATGATAGCTATTTGCCAATAAAAATTCTAATGGTGTGGGAACCCTCTGGTTTGGATTTTCTTTTAGGTGGTCTCGAAGTTCATATTCCAACTCTTCTTGCGAAAGAGTTAAAAGTTTTTTATATTGTCCAAATTTCGGATTGGAAACAACTTCTTTTACTGTAGGAGAGTGTATTTTAAATTTTTCTTCAAAATATAGCGGCTATCCAATAAATACTGATGGATTAATCATATTCAATTATTGGAATTTCCATAGTATAGCAGGAAACATCTTCTGTTATCATGGCCAAATCAAAGTCGCCGCATTTTAACTTTCCTAGACCATTAATAATTTTTCCATTTAAAGAACGCTAAATTTCACCCATAATCGCAAAAGGTCTTAAGTTAGAATCTTTAATAATCCATTGAGTAAGTGGTGTATAAACATCAATTTTAATAATAAGTCTTCTATACTCATTATTTTCTGACATTCCATTGCCCGAAGCTATATAAACAGCCAATAATGACTATGCATTATCTTTTGTGCCCACTTTTGGTACAATTCTAATTAATTGATTAAATATTTCTTTACTTTTAAATTCAGCGTTTAATTTTTTTTGGTTTAAAGGGTCTGAATCTGTATAATACAAAAGATTGACTAAATTATCGTTTGCAAGTAAACGACTGATTATTTTTTGTAAATTCAATCCTAATTCTTGACAATTTCTTGCTTCCATTATCATTTACCTCCATTCAACCAAAAGAAATCTTCAGGATCATCCTTATCGGTTTGAACTGGTTCTTTTGACTTATCATGAATAAAAGTAGGATCAATCGTAACATACATTACTCCTGGTGTAGAATGTACATCAAGATCTGTAACAATAAATGGTGTTATTGTATCTATAGTTTTAATTTCTGTATATGATTCAATTTTTAAGTCGGCCGCATACGGCATAATAACTTTATATAGATTTTGATTTTCTCTATATAATGGAACTGTAGAAGAGCTTTCTATTGTGTCACTAATTGCACTAATGCCTGGGCCAACAATATAACCCCATTGAGAATATGTTGTTTCACCAATTTCCCAATTAATGAAATTAGTCATTTTTATCACAACATATTTATTATAACCGCTAGCTTCAATGTCTTCTAACCACCAAATCATCCATGGTTGTTTAGTACCATCTTGACTAACTACGGTTAATATTGTACCACTTGGAATAACATCAACAATTCTTGTTAATAAATAGCATTGTACCCCAATATGGTCTTGTTTATATCTTTCCAGTGTTGCTGGAATTGTTTTATCATCATACTCACAATCAACTCTATAAAGTGATTTGAGTAAATAATCTTCAAAGTTGCGTTCTCGCTATCCTTGAACACGAGATTGGTAGTCATGACCATAACGATTGATTCTTCTTTTATACACATTCTCGTAGTAACTCATAATTACACCTTTGAAATAAGATTCATACAATCAAATATTGTAGTTCTAAAATACTTGTATGACAAGTAGCGGAGTGAACTAACTTTATGAAATAATTTGTAGTAGTTTATAGTCTTTTCAGACTCATCATAGCCCATAAGTTCTATAAGAATAGAATCAAGAAAGGACTCCCACTCTCTTTCTTTTTCATATTCACATAGTAAACCAAATAATTGATTCTTTAGCTTATTTCCATAAGCTTCTTTTATTGTGCTATTCATTTTACATTCCGTGATGCAAGTTTTCCAAAATTAAATGGTTTGCCATTTCTGGAACGATAATAAATACTTTCCATTTCTTTGGCTTGCTTGCGTTCAGATTCAAGTAGTTTTTGTAGCTTATCAATTAAATTTGCTTGTGAAAAATCTCTTTCTATATAAAGAGGTTTGACATTTTCCCAAGTCATTATACAACGATTAAGCCATTCACATTTCATAAAGTTTGCAATAATTTGTATTTCAACATAACCAAGTTCTCCGCTGAACCCGTTTTCGTCATGCTCCAAAGATACACGAGGAAATTTAAACCATGGAAGTGCAGCCTCGAGAATTTGTCTCCAGTCGGCCTTGGCTTCATCAATTAACCAATTCTCCCATTCGTCCTCAAGAATACGAGCTAGAAATGCGTCGTAAACTTTTTGATAGGGTGTCATTATTAACCCTCCTGTGCTGCTTTATAGTTGGTAATAGCCTTCATAATATTCTTTCCAGAAACTTGAGATAAGAAATCAACACGATCCATATTCAAATCAACATAGTGTGAAATTGCATATTCTGTTACTTCGTCAATTTGAGATTTAGATAATTTACGTACCTCTTTCTTGACTTCTGTTAAGGGCATATTCTTAATCAAACGCGCCATATAAGATTCAGTTAATTCTACTAAATTTTCAATCTCTTCAGTAGACATAAATCCTGCATTAACTAGAAAATCTTTATCTTCAACAACTAAATCTCCATCCTTTATTAAGGTTTCTACAGAAAGATAATAACAAGCTTGCATTAGTACTGATTCACTAATTGGCAATTTCATACCTCTCTTGTTCCAAACTTTTCTAAGATTTAGCTCCGGAATGGATATTACAAGTGTGCAATCTGATGCACTTTTTACCATAATCATTTTTTCCATAATTAAACTCCTTTTAACTCACCCTTAAGGGCCTTATTTTTTAGTTTAATGGAGAGGGAGTATCCCTCTCCACCAACTTATTTATTTATTTATATTATTTATTACAAATTAAAG